TATAATACAGTTAGGCAATTTAACAACATATAGCCCCAATCTTAACTGGGGTTATTTTTAATAGGAAGAAATTATGGCAGTAGACCAATTCAGCGCAGCATCACCAAAGCTCAATGACAAACGAGTAGACGACATCAGCGAGCAACTAAGCGTCATAGACACGCTACCAGCACTCAACCTCGACATACGGGATGAGGAACTAATCAAAAACCTAAACTACCGTGTAGAAGACTCACGAGCATACTGGGATCAGCCACAAGGCTTTAACCTAAGGCAAGCACGTATCAACAACGGTAAGCTATTAGTCGGTAAAGAGCTAGAAACAACCACACTCTACCGATACCAAAAGACATACGTCGAGAACCAGATATTCGTAGCCAACGAATCAATCATTGCGTACCTAACACAGAACCCTGCTGTGCCTGAAATCTCACCTGCCCAAGATTCAATCCAATCTCGCAAGATGGCCATAGACCTAGAAAAGGCTCTTAAGGCTCACTCATCAACTGTCAACCTAGACCGTATCGTAAACACTACAGCTCGCAACCTACTAAGCAAGCGCATCGGCATCGTGTACTGGGAGTTCGATCCATACTTTGGTGACAACGGAGAAATCATACCTCACGTAGTAGACCCAGACCACGTAGTCCTAGACAAGAACGCACCACTCGGCGGCAACCCAGCATTCATCTGCCACACACTAAAATACTCAGTAGAAGAACTATGCTCACGCTTCCCAGAGAAGAAGAACGCAATCTTTCAAGAGCTAGGCATACAAAAGGGAACACCAAAGCAAATGACACGCATAGTAGCTGTCAGACGAGTATGGTTAACATACTACAAGGGCAGTGAACCAGTAGAAGCCTGCGTAACATACTTCGGCAACACAGTCCTAGCTAAGTACAAAGACCCTAACTGGAACTACGCTAAGGGCAAGAACTTCCTACGCTCACACAAGAAGCCGTTCACTTTCATGAACTATATCAACGACGGCCAACACCTAATCGACATCACAACTCCTATTGAGCAAGCAATGCCAATGCAGGAGATACTAAACAAGCGAACACGCCAAATCACCGAGAACGCTGACAAAGCTAACGGAACGCTAGTAATCTCAACAGCAACAGGACTAACTAAGGACGACATCCAGAACTGGACAGGCGATCCAAACCAGAAGCTACTCATAAAGACAGGCAACCAAGCTGCAAGCCAACTAGTATATCAAGTACCACCACACGATTTACCAGCATGGGTAATCAACGACAAGGTAGACGCACGAACACAAGTCCTAACAATAATGGGAACACCAACAGAGTTCAGTGGCACAGAAGACGGCACACAAGGCGAAGCTTCACTAGGCCAAGCAATCATGAAGAAGAACCAAGCTTCAGGCCGACAAGACCTAATCCTACGGGGCATACACCAGTTCCTAAACGAGTACTACAACCAACTAGTACAGATGATCTGCGTATGGTACGATAAAGACCACTTCTTCGTGTATAACGGTGGAGATGGCGACTTTGACTACGTAACACTAAACCGAGATATGATTGAAGACGGAATCGTAGTAAACGTAAAGGCTGGCATCGGTTCAAGCTCAGACAAGTCACGCCAAGAAGCAATCGCTCTAAACCTACTCAAGCTAAACAAGATAAGCCTACTAGACGCATACAAAGACTTACACCTCGATGGCTCACAACAACGCTACGACAACTGGGTAAAGGAACAATCAAGCCCACAAGACCTCGCACGAGATGCAATGGACGAGATAAACGACTCAAGGGCATTTGTAGACTTTACCAAGCTAATGAACGGCATAGACGTCGACAACTACTACGATCGTGATAAAGACTACATACTAACAATGCGCAAGCTAATGCTAACTGATGAGTTCCTAGAAGCAGACGCAAAGAACCAGAACAGACTGCTCAAGTTCCTAAAGAAAGTACTCGACAACCTAGAGAAGCGAACAATGTTAGACCAAATGACAGGCGGAGATGACCTCAATACCCTACAACAGCCTATACCACCATATCAGCCACAAGGACTAGCTCCAGCAGGACCAGCAACACCACCAGCTCCAGGCGCACCAGCACCAATGGGTGGTTCAGCAATGCCTCCAGGCGCACTACCAATATCAGCACTTGGTGGCGGAGCAATCCCAGCACCACAAGCTGGAACACCACTACAAAACCCAGCAGCACCAACCACACCGTCAATGGGTAACGTAATGGGCTTACCAAGCTTCTAGGAGGTCGTATGCAACCAGCGACTCCAGACTTCACACAGCAAAATAGCAATGCACCTATAACCTCGTTCATACACCCAGAAGACCAAAAGACTATGATAAGTGCAATAGACACCGCTAGACTTGGTGGAAAAAGTATGAGCAAGAAGCAACGCCAAAAGCTAGAAGAAGAGTCTGCACGTATAGCAGAGGGTTACAAAATGCAAATGCCGAGTTCTTTCGGTGGACTAGCAAACGTATTTGATCAGCAATTACAACAGCAACCAGTTACACCAAACTTTGCATTAAATCCAAGAAACATAGCTACTCCTGAAATGCAGGCTCAGATATTACAAGAACTAGCTTCACTTGGCCAAAATACACAGGGTATGCAGACACCATTTCCAGTAGGGCAGCAACCTTCTACACCACAAGTAGCTCAACAAGCAGAACAACCTCGATCAAACTCACAAGAAAATAAAGGTCTGTCTGAAACTTTGAAAAAAACAAAAGAATATAAAACTAATGAAGGTAAGTTCTCTCAATATAATTTTAACAATTTTAATGGCGAAGTAACTGTAAATGAAAGCAAAAAAGGTTTTACTATAAGAAATATATATTTACCAGATGAATATCAAAGGCAAGGTATTGGTACAAATATTTACAGAGCTATCAACAAAGAAAGTTTAGAGAAAACAGGAAAACCTTTAATGTCTACTAAACCTAGAGAAATACAATTATCAAATAGTAAAGAAAAAGTATGGGAACTATCTGATAAAGCAAAAGGAATGTGGCAAAAATTAGTTGATAGTGGCGAAGCAATAAAAAATCAAGATGGTACATATCAATTCAAAACAAAAAACAATAAATTGAAAAAATAATGGTATAATACATTTATGAAATTATTTGGTTTATTTCCAAGTACAGGAACTCAAACAACATTGAACAATCACATTGTAAAAACACAATTTGATAAAAAATTAAGTTTTAGTAATACATATTTTGTTGATTTTGACATAGCACCATCTAAAAATGTAACAAAAGTAAATGTTTGTATAAATGATGACAATAAAATTACAGTGTTTGTAGACGGTGAATTATTAGATTTTACAAAAAAAGATAATTTATGTAAATGCGGTGGAATCTGTCAAGTAATATAGTTTACTAAAATATGTTATAATGTAAGCATCTAACAAAAGGAGTAGCCCATGAATCCTACTTTGGACAACATAGTAGACCAGGCAATAGCAAACTTAGACGCGGAAGACGCAGGAGTCGTAAATGATACGGAAGCAGTTTCTGCTGAGGAAGTCAGCGAAGAGAATGAAGCAGTTGAGCAAACTGAAGAAACTAAAGAAACAGAACAATCTGAAGCGGGAGATGCTGAAGAGTCATCTGAGGAAGAGGATTCAGGAGTTGAATACTCAGCAGATGAAATCGATGTAGACGTACCAGACGAAGAGCCAGTAGCTGAAACAAAGCAACCAGAACAGGCAACAAACCTCAACCCAGAACAATCGTTCATCTTCAACAACCTACCTGACATCAACGTAACAGGTGCAGACGGCAAGGTATATACAATCAAAGTACCAAGCCAACTACCAGCAGACTTTGACTTTGCTAATAAGCGAGAAGAAGTAATCTTCAACCAGAACGTGGCGGCACAAGAGTTAAACGCTCGCGACTTACAAGGCCAGTTCCGAAACCAGCAACAACAGCAACAAGCAAGCACGTTCCAAGAAGCAGTCAATGCCTCAATACGAAGCGACGTAGCTGAACTACAAAACGACGGTGTCTTCCCTAAGTTCAAAACTCCTATTGACTCACCAAACTTTGAGAAAGACCCAGCAGCAGTAGAAATGCAAAAGGTTCTAGATCTAATGGAAGAACGCAATGCAGGATACTTAGAGTCTGCACAACAAGGTGGCACATACCGCTTTATCGGCTTCAAGGAAGCTTACGACATCTACACAGCACAAGAAGCACGTAGAAGCGCATCTAAGAGCGTCAGCGACGAAGACAGCGCACGTAAGACAATAGCACGCAAAACAAGCAACAGTGCAGGAGAACGTGAAAGCAATATAATTAAACCGAGCGTAAGGCCAGGCACAACAACACGTGACCTACTAGCTGAAATCGACTCAATGGACTTCTAGTGAAAACTATACCTTTAACACAAGGGTATAGCACTAAAGTCGACGATGAAGATTACACAGAATTATCTAAATATAAATGGCAATATCATCGTGGGTATGCAAGACGTGCAAGCTACGACGTAAACGGTACATTTCATTCAGTATTTATGCACCGAGTAATAAATGATACTCCAAAAGGTTTTGAGACTGATCATATAAACCGAGATAGATTAGATAATAGAAGAAGTAATCTTAGAACAGTTACAAAATTAGAGAATCAACAAAACAAAGGTATTTATAAAAACAATACTTCTGGTCATAGTGGTATATCATATTATGCTAAGTATGATAAATGGAGAGCCAGAATGCAGATGAACGGCAAATTGATATTTATAGGTTATTTTGATACAATAGAGCAAGCAATTAAAGCTAAGAAAGAGAGGATAGCTATATCCATTTGAACTGGTTCTTATCAATACTATCAATAACAGAAGAGCGTGGAAAAGCTCTAAGCGACGACGAAGCACAACACTTAAGTGATAAGTTGCCACTAACAACACACCCACATCGTTATATCGACGCAAAGAAAATCGTTCAGAACTACCTAGACGAGTTGAATAAATATAAATAGTTTGCAAAAGCAGGTACTTTATAGTACAATGCATTTAGGCAATATAATACAAGCCCCTCCCACAAGAGGGGTTTTCTTTATTGCGAATAACAATAACAAAGGAGCTAAAAATGGCAGGAATGGTATTCACTGACCGAGTAACAAGCGTTACTTATCAGAAAATCTTACCTTCAATTGTTGACCAAATCAACAATTCAAACATATTTCTAGCACGCGTTCTTACTAAACCAGGAACATGGCTAGGAGTAACAGAAAACCAACCTATCGAGACTGCAAACAGTACGACTGGTGGTTCATTTAGCGGTATGGACACATTTCCAACTGCAGCTACTAACAACACTCGTTTGATGACATGGTATGTCGCAGCTTACGAGCAGTCAGTAGTTGTCCCAGGAATTGAAGCCGCAGTAAACGCAAACAACGAACGACAAGTTCTTCGCTTGCTTGCAACTCGCATGGATGAGGCTAAAATCTCAGCAATGCAAAACATCGGACAAATCTTCTACGGCCTAGGTGCTGGAAAAGACTTTGACGGACTTGGTAACATCGTAGACAACGGTACTTCAACCGCTTCTTACGCTGGTGTTACTCGATCAACTAGCCCATTCATCAACGGTGATGTTACGGCAGTTACAAACGGTATCATTACTCTTGATTATCTATCAAGCGAATTTGATAACGTATCAGCAGCTGGATCTTCAAGCGAAAGCCCAACAATCGGTCTTACAACTAAGACTATCTGGACTTACATTGAAGGACTTATCCAACCAATGGTATCAGCTCGTTACGAAACTCTACAGCTACGTGGTTACGACCGTGTAGACGGTAAGACTCCTAACGGACAAGTTGTATCAGGCGCTCAGACTTCGGGCTTCGGTGGCTTCAACGCTTTGACCTACCGTGCTCGACCTCTAGTAGCTGACGACAACGCTACAGCACAGACATTCTTCTGGATCAACGAAAACTACTTGGAGTTCAAGAGACTGATTGACTCATCTCTACGCCAAATCCCAAGCACAGTTGAAGTAACTGAAGGCTTCTACAAAGATGTACCAATGCCTAGCGCATTCCAATTCCGCGAGATGATTGCCCCAGTAAACCAGTATGGACAGGTCGGTCTATTGCTATTGATGGGTAACCTGATTCACAGGCAACCACGCCGTAACGGTAAACTAACTGGTATAACCAGCAACTAATAGGAGGAATATATTATGGACGTAGGAATTAGAACACTTGCAGAACAAGATATAAACACTCTTGCAACTTCACAACAAACACAACTTGGTGCAGTCGGTGTAACAGCTGACGGTCGCCGATACCGATACGTAAAGTTCGGTGGTACTTCAACAATCGCCCCAGGACAAGTTCTTGTAGCTCCAACTACAACTGCAAACTATCAAGGTCTAGCGATAACTGCTGCAGGTACAGGTGGACAGGTAACAGCTAACTTAGCAACTGGTGCAACAAGCATCGTCTTGACTAACGGTGCTACAGCTGTAACACTTGACCAATTTGCAGAAGGCTACCTAGAAATCCTAGTTGGCTCAAACGGAACAAGCGGTGCATACTCATACAAGATTAAGGGTAACTCACTGGCAGCAGGTTCAGGATACATCACAGTATACCTAGCCGAACCACTACGACATACTACTGCATTAGTACCTGGTACTGACACAGCTAACTTGAACGTAAGCATTTACTCAGGTGCAGCAGC